GTTAACTGATGTGTGCCATCTTCTTTGACAATGTGTTCACCATTCTCATCAAGTTTCATAACTTTCTTACATGGATTGGCAATTCGTGCCTCTGATACAACATACCATTTTGGTGTCTGTAGAGATATCTCTCTCGGTAATGTTGGTTGCATGATATCCAGTTGAACTGGTTTTGATACAATCTCTACTTGTTTTGTACCTAACAATGAGCAACTACTAATCGTTATTGCTAGTGTTGTCAAGATTACTAATTTCTTTAGTATCATTCTCTAACTCCCTTAAAACGTCATCTGTACCTTTATTAAATCTTATTTCCATTAAACCTGGTTTTGCAATCGCAAGTTTTTCAAAGTTGTGTTTTGATAATATAGAAAGATACTTATCTTTGTCTGCCTCAATTTGTGCATTTTTTCTTTGCATGTTTTGTAATGCTTTACCTTGTCTTTCAAAGTTCTCTTGCATTGCTTTCATGGTTTCTTTCTGTTCTTCGACTGCAAGTTCTAATTTAAAGTTATTTGCAGTGAGTGTTTGATTTTCGTTGTATAGATACCATGAACCTAATCCAAGTACCAATATTATTGCTATAAAAAATTGTTGCATTATTTTAATTCAACCTCAATAAATTTGCCAAGTGTTTCAATGTCTTGTTCTGATAATTGTCCTGCTTGTGCCCACATGGTTGATGACATAGCACCGACTTCTCCTCTGTTCTTGTATGTAGTCAATCTGTCAATGATGTAATCTGCTGTCTGTCCTTTGAGTGCTGGAAATACTGCCATACCTTGACCCTCATTTCCGTGACAAGCGGCACAACCTGCCCATAAACTTCTGATACTACTAAACTCATCTGCGTTTGCAAGTTCTTGTTTTGCTTTGAGTATGTCTATAGTTGTTCCGTGTGTTCTGACATATTCCTCATAACACTCACCAGTGCAACTTTGAGCTCTAGAATATCCTTTATATTCTAGATTGTCGTATGTGTAATATAATAATCCACCAAATGAGATTAAAAATGCTACCATTAATCCTGCTATATCATTCATTTTAATTTAAGTAATTTCTCCTAGTTTTTAAAGCGGTTCTTAATTTGCCACTTTTAGTTCTGTATGGTTGTGTTATGCATTTAGTACCTTCTAAGTTTTTTGTGAGTAGAAGGTAAATGCTGAAGAGTGCTATTGTAGATATGCTCAATAAAAATAATAATTCAACCATCATAATCCTCTATAATATAATTGAGTCCAGCAGAACTCCTATACTCTACTATTTTATCTTCATCTGTTCGAAATTTCAAGTGCTTTTCTTTCTGAACTAACACTTTTTTTACTATGTATGACCTATCGTCTGCATCACCCCATTCTTTATTGAATGATACGGTAATTTTATAACGTGTCGTAAATAAGTATTTAATCCAATTCCAGATTTTTTCTAAGATAGTCTTTAGAGTTTTCATACTTTTATTTATAGTTTAAAAAAAAGGGGAGTTTTTTTTATAGTCAAAACTCCCACACCGAAAAAATAGACCGCAATTTCAGTTTATAGTTAAGGTCAATAAACTAGGGCGCACATGCTCAAAGATGACCTAAAATGATGATACGGCGGGCGACTTTCTGCCGTTTCTTGAGTTCGAATTTCCAATTAAGGTCTTACTCACCACTCTCACCATTTCTTAATTCTTTTAATCTCTCGATTGTTGATTTCGCACTAGTATGTATGATACCGATACCACCTGCATCTTCCCATGCTTTGATGTTTTTTGGTCTATCATCAATTAATACTGAACCCTCTTCAGCAAAAGCTGCTTTCTGAGTACCACCCATGGTACAAGTAACAACTACACTAGGGTCAACATATCTTCTTATCCAGTAATTTTTGTCGTAAACAACTAACTCTCTGTTCACTTTACCAGCAGCAGTTAGAATTTCCCAAGGACATTCACAATGTTTGATGTATGCAATCAAGTCATACATATCTACCATCGGAGGTAGATTTGCAAATAATCTCTTGTTTGTTAATTCTTCTTTTCTTTTATCGTATGTTGAATGTCCTTCATCATCATTAGTTAGAGGTTCACCAAGATATTGTGGCATTTCTACACCTCTTAGGAAATCGGCAAGTACGCCGTCCATATCTACAAATATTCTATTCACTTTATTTTTCATACTTGTATTATAGTATAAAATAGGGGCTATTGTCAACCCCTAGTCGAATCAGTTTCGTTTCGGTTTCTCTGTATATTATGTAATTTATCCCACTCTTCAGGCGTGAGTTCCTTTCTTGGTTTGACCTTGATATTCATAATTTTTCTATGAAAAGGCGATGGTTGTCTCAAAGCAGGTCTATGATATGTGTCACCATCTATATTAGGCCATATAAAGGCAGTATTATGTACGTTATCTACACATTTTACAAAATTACGGTCTTTATCAAACATGTCTGTACCTGCATTAACATCATCTGGATGTCTAAAATATATCATACCTGATATGGGTTTAAATACGAAATCATTATGTATTGCTTGACCATATCGTGTGGGTTTAGATACAGGCATATATGCACTATAACACATGTCATTTTTAAATTCTTCTTTGAATTTTTCAGTTTTATGCGTATCACTTAAAAATTCTGGTAAATCTATAACACCAAAATAATTTGCACATTTTTGTAACCATGAAAACGATTCTTCTTTTGAATCATAAATTAATTTTTTGATATTTTCATCGTCTAGAGAAATTTCTTCTCCATCTATGACATGTTTTGTGTAATGTCTAAAATCCATTCTCATATTATTCCAATTAGACTTCTCTTCAACAAATTCTAAACCAACCTTTTCGTAAAATCTTTCGATAGTTTCACTATATAAAAATTCGTCTGCTATCTCAGGCAACATAATGTTTTCTATTAGAACATGTTTGTAGGGTTCATCGAAGAAATGAAACTTCATGTCAGGATTATAAATCATTTGCTAGTTGTTTCTCCATAATGTATGCCTCATTTTCATCAATAGGTCTTTCTTCTAATATTTGTTTGGCATGTATCATTTCATGTGCTAACGTTATGTATCTCTCTTCGTCTAATCTGACATAGATGGACAAATAAGTTTTGCCTTCCAATTGTCTAGGGTGTTCTATGATACCTTTTTGTGTAAATGATGGAGGAAGTCTATAGATGTTGATATCAGCATCGTAATGTGATATGTCTAATTTCTTACTATATTCTACAGCTTTATCTACCATAGCACCTATTTTACTATAAATTCTCATGACTATAGATTGTAGTTTGATTGTTTTCTATTTGATTCTGACATCTTTCATTTAGTTTTTTAACTTTGTCTTTGTATGACCAACCTAATCTACTTTGTTTTTCACCATCTTGATATGGTGGTGTGAGTCCTAGTTCTGTATATTGTTCTGCTGTGATATCAATAATCTCATCACCTTTTTGACACCACCAATGATATTCACCTTCTTCATCTATACCTCTGTATAAATCTAGTTCAGGAAAGAAATCTTGTAAAACTGCTGATGCATGATAACAATGACCTGCCATCTTTTGTTTAGCGTTTTTATTAATCCAACTTCTAGAGAGTAAATCAGTCGTTAAGTTTTCTTTGATTATACAAATAATTTGTTCTAAATTATTCTTCATCTGTATCGTCAAAAAACCAGTCATCAATTTTAGTTCCACAAAATGTACAGACTTTTGGTTTTAACACTTCAGTTGGCTCATGTATAGGTTCAACTTCAAATTCGCTCTGGCATTCATCACAATAGTATCTAAATCTAATCATAATCTGGTATATATTCGTCTTCTGCTTTATCTTGTTCTAAGATGTATGTTTTCCACATAGATTCAAAAGACTTTTTCTTTGGTTGTTGATTTGGTTTTGTTTCCACACAAAACGGTAGAGTTTCTTCTTGCCATTTTGGATGTAAATCAGATTTACTTAAATCCACACCTACAACGTAAGTGCGAACTTCACAAAATTCACGGTCTATTTTTTTGAGTAGATGTTTCCATCTCTCACAAATAACATCTTGGTCTTTTTCAATAGGCATGAATAGTTGTATTTTTCTCATTACTTATTGAGATGCCATTCTAAGAGATTGTCGTATCCACCAATTGCATGGCCATCTATTCTGATTTGTGGAAAAGTTCTTGCTGTAGGAAATTGTTCAAAGAGTTCTTCTCTTGTAAAGTCCTCATCTAACATTTTATATTCAAATTTATATCCTTGTTGTTCACAAAGTGACTTTGCTTTTACACAATATGGACATGCTGGTTTACTGAAAATTTCTATCATAATTATCTCCTTAATTCTTCTAATAACATTTGTTCACTTTCACTGCCTGAGTCATCGATTGTCTCTCCGACTAGTTGTTTAACTTCATTCGAAAGTCTATCGTATTGTTGCCTTAATGGTAATCCATTCAACAAAGGTGTAAATTGTCTAATACCTTTGAGTGTAGGTTCTGCAAAATCTGTAAATAATCTAAATGCTTGAATTAATTCTAGTGTTTTTGGGAAAATAGGAAATTGAAATGTGCCTCCGTCAGCAATTTCATCAAAACCACAATCTGCACCAAAAACAACATTTATTTTTCTATCAGTTTGTCTTAATGCCATGTCTAATGCTGATACAAACCACATACTATAAGGCAATCTTTCCATACTCGCATAATTTTCGTTTAATGGGTCGTATCTTTTATCTATTATTAAATCGACACCATAGAAGTCGCATATTTTTTGTAAATTTTCGTGTGTTTTTTTACCTTCTTCTGTAACATGAAGACATATTAGTTCATCTTCTTCGCCTTTGTTTTTTGCAATAAAATCTAACAATGCGGTACTCTTAATACCGCCAGTAAACATGACAACAACTCTTTCTAATTTTTCATATATTTGCATAATTTATCTTTATAATTTAAAATCTGAGAAAGTATCATCATTCACATCTTGTTTGATACCACCAATGACGTATGATTCAATCTCAGTTTCTTGTGGTGCATTCTGTAACCCTCTACTATTAAACCAATGTTGTGTCCATGGTAAAGGATTGTTTGCACTTGATATATCATATATAGGTTTTAATCCTATCGCTCTAAGTCTTTTGTTTGCTATGAATTCTACATATTGACCAAGTAGTGGTACAGATAAACCAATCATTGAACCTTCTTTGAATAGAAACTCTGCCCATTCTTTCTCCTGTGCAACTGCATCTTCGTACATTGCATAAACTTCTTGCTCACAATCTTTCATAACTCGATTCATTATCTTATCATTTTCTTGATTTTTATATGCTTTGAGAATGTGTTGTGATACTGCAAGGTGTTGTGCTTCATCTCTAGCAATGAATGATATAATTTTTGCTGAACCTTCCATGAGTTTTAATTCACCAAATCCAAAACTACATGCGAATGACACAAAGAATCGTATACCTTCTAAGATGTTAACTGATATCAATGCGAGATATAATGCTTTATATAATTCGTATTCGTCTACTTTGAGACCTAATAATTGTCTACGACCTAACTCTATAAATTTGTCGTACTTTTCTGTTACCATTTCTGCTCTTTTGATAATTGCAGGTTCATCTATAATTGTATCGAATATATCACTTGGGTCTGAGTAAACATTCTTTATAATGTGTGTATAAGAACGACTATGGATAGTTTCCATGAAGTCCCATGTGATGATACAAGACTCGAGTTCAGGTAGAGTCACGAATGGTAGAAATGCTATAGATGGTGCTCTACCTTGAACTGAATCTAAAAGTGTTTGATATCTTAAATTTGATGTAAAGATATGTTTTTGTGCATCAGTGAGTGATAGATAATCTCCTCTATCTTTTTGTAAAGATACTTCTTCAGGTCTCCAAAAGAATCCTAATTGTTTTTGTGTGAGTTTGTCAAAGATTGGATATTTGAACTCATCGAATCTTTGAGTATTCAATTCTTCGCCAAAGAATAATTTGTTCTTTTTAAAGTCTACGTTGTTTTTGTTGAATACGGTGCTCATATTTTTTCCCAATCAGTAAAATCATTAGTGGCAGAAATTTTATCCATGTCATGTTCGTGATTACTATCTTTTACTGAATTATATACGTTAGTAAAATGTGTAAAATCTGGATTATTTTGCTGAGTACTATATATGTGTTCTCTGCCGTCCAACTCTAGGGCACCTAATATTGTATTACCAGGTAATCCATTTTGTCGATGTATTTTAGAAAACCAATCTTCACCAAATACATCTCTTAAACGTGAATTTCTATTATAGAAATGTATAAACATATGATACGAATAATCTCCTAAAAGATAATCTCTCCAATGAGGTGCATTTGGTCCTTGATACATCATGACATCGCCAGGTTCAAGTAAAACTTTACGACAATTATTTTCTTCTCTTAGTCGTTGGGGTATATCTTGAGTACATTCTTTTATGTAATCAGGAGATTCATGTATAAAATTTTTGTCGTTTCTAATCCATATGGGCCATGGTGTGTTATCATCTGTTTTGTAATCCAAACATATAGTTGCACTAACTTCGCATGATGGTCTATCTACGTGTGAACCTAGATATGCACCTCGTAAATATTTTCTAGTATATGTGTATGTAGGACCTAAATTTAAATCTAAAACATCATCTAATCTTCTGTGTAGATATTCGTGCATTGCTATGCCCCAAGGCGTTGAATATCCAGCTACTGATTTGCCGATAGAAGATTTTGGATTTTTATATGTGATGTCTCGATTTTCTTGATTTAAAATACTCTCAGAATTTGGATGGTGCTCGACTGCTTTCCATGTATCTAAACAGAACTTGATAATTTCTGGTTCTATTAATCCTTTTAAGACTACGTATCTGTTTTTAACAAATTGCCACGTTTCAGGATTTGTTTTACCCTTTACAAATTTTTGTTCTTCGCCTTCTTTACAATTATCAGGTCTCTTAAATGCTATAGTTCTATTCTCAAATGGCACAGGCATCGCAATCTTCTCCTTCTTCATACTTTGACATAACATTAGCTGCATCGTCTACAGCACTAGGTTTGTCTACAATTACATCTTCTGTTTTACCGTCCATGGTATTTTGATAATAAGATGTTTTCCAACCATACTTATATGTGTTCAACAAGTCTTTTGCCATAACTGACACAGGCACTTCGTTGTTTTCATAATTTTCTGGATTATATGACCAGTTTCCTGATATCGCCTGGTCAAAGAATTTTTGCATCACAGCAACTACGTTAATATATCCTTCGTTTGATTGCATATCCCACAATAAAGTATATGCATTTTTTAATATAGAATATTGTGGTACAATCTGTTTGAGTGTACCTTTCTTACTCTTTTTCACTGACAAGTAATCTCTAGGTGGTTCAATACCATTTGTTGCATTTGATACAACACTAGATGATTCACTTGGCATTTGTGCAGTAAGAGTAGAATGTCTTAAACCAACAACTTGTATATCTTCTCTTAACTTTTCCCAATCATGTTTATATTTTGAATTGACTAATTCATCAACATCTTTCTTGTATGTGTCGATTGGTAAAATTCCTTTTGAGTATTTTGTTTTATCAAAATCACCACATGCACCTTTTTCTTTAGCAATTTGATTAGATGACTTGAGTAGATAGTATTGAAAACTTTCTGTTAAATCATGTACAAGTTGTAATGCTTCAGGTGAATCATATTTGACTTTATTTTTTGCTAAGAAATGTGCGAGGCCAATATAACCGATACCTAGACTTCTTCTGTTGATAGTTGATATTTTTGCAGCTTCAACTGGATATTCTTGATAATCAATTAGTTCTTCTAAACCTCTGACTGCAAGGTCACACAAATCTTCTATTTCATCTTCTTTGATAATACCTACATTAAGTGCTGATAAAATACAAAGTGCAATTTCGCCATCACCATCAATGTGGTCGATAGGGTCAGTTGGTAAAGTAATTTCTTGACAAAGATTACTCATGTTCACTTTGTCTAAGAAACTACTATGCGTATTACAATGGTCTATATTCATGATATAGATTCGGCCAGTCTCCGCTCTTTCTTTTAATAAATCTGTAATAAGTTCTCTTGCATTTACTTTCTTTTTAGGGATAGAATATGCATTTTCGTACTTCTGATATAGTTCATCAAACCCATTTGTACCAAATGACTCGTAGAGACCAGGCACATCATGAGGACTAAACAAAGTAATGTCTTCATTTTTAATAAATCGTTCATAAAATAACTTGCTTAATTGAATCGAGTAGTCGAGTTTCCTGACACGATTGTCTTCAGTCCCTTTGTTATTCTTGAGAACAATGATGTCTTCGATTTCTTGGTGCCATATAGGGAAGTGGCAAGTAGCACTTCCACCTCTGACACCGTTTTGTGTACAGCATCTAACCGTTGATTCAAATTTTTTAAGAAAAGGGATAACTCCAGTATGCTGGACTTCACCGCCTCTAATTTTACTACCAATTCCTCTGATTCTACCTGCGTTAATCCCAATACCTGCTCTTTGTGCGACATATCTTCCAATAGCCATGTCACTTGCGAAGATAGATGGGAGAGAGTCTCCTGAGTCGACAAGCACACAGCTAGCGAATTGTTTAAGCGGTGTTCTAACACCTGCCATAATTGGTGTTGGTATGTTAATTTTGAATTGTGAGATTGCATCATAATACCTCTTTACATAATCTAATCTATTTTCACCATAGTTTTGAAATAATGTCATGGCGATTAACATGTACATGAATTGCGGAGTTTCAAAAATGTCTCCACTACTTCTATCTTGTACCAAATACTTGTCTACTATTTGTTGTAGACCTGCATAAGTAAATTCGAAATCTCTGCTGTGTCTAAGATAACCATTTAGTTTCTTAAGTTCTTTATCTGAATAATAATTTAATATTTCTTTGTTGTAAACTCCGTGGTCTAAGTTTCTTTCTATAATATCTTTAAGCGAAGGATATATCTCTGCATCTTTCCATTTTGTGTTAAAAACTTGTTTTTGAATTGCAAATAATAAAAGTCTAGCTGCTACAAATTGATAATTAGGACTCTCTAACGATATCAAATCACTAGCACTTTTGACAAGTATCTTTTGTATTTCTTTTGTTGTTATACCATCAAAAAATTGTAGACCACTATTCATTTCTACTAGCGATTCAGAAACACCTGTAATACCTCTACATGCTTTCTCTACCATTTTATGAATCTTTTCTAAATTGATTTCTACTTTCGAACCGTCAGACTTGACTACTTTTATATCTGAATTCATACCCTTTTAAACTCCTTTAATGCTAATTGTGCTGAGAGACCAGATACGCTACATTTTTCAATAATAGTCACCACTTCATTTTCACTTAAACCGCTCATTATCATATCATTTATGTCTTTACATTGTGAAATGTTTTTATCATTCCATATGCAAACTCGATATCCTAGGTCTATGACCTCTTCTATCTTTTTAATTATTTCTTTATTTCTTGGTTCGTTGTCGTAAATAAGTATCGCATTTTCTTTTATATCTTCGCTTATTTTCTTAAAGTCACTACCTGCTACAGCAATACTATTTGGTAGGAATAAACTATCTATTGGTCCCTCAGTGACGTAAATAGTTTTAGTTTTGTCCACATCATTAAGATTAAAGATGAGTGGAACATCATCTCGGAATCTCATAGTTAAATAACGTAAAGGCGAATCATTAATTGCTCGACCTGTTAATCCTACAAGTTCCCCATTTTCTGCATAAAATGGTAATATTATTCTAGGGTCATTACCCAAGACTCTATCTTTGTATTTTGTGCCTAGAAACGATAACGATTGAGCATTATCACAAAACCAAAGACCTTTCAGTTTGGATTCTGGAACTCCTCTATCTAAAAGGTATTCTCTTGCAATTGCCTTCTCTAAAACTGGAACTGCAACTGCTTTTAAGTCTTCATGTTTATTTAGAATATCTGTTCTTGGTGTAAACTTAAATTCATTAGATGAAGGCATTTTTTTTACTGGTTTTTTACCTGATTCTTGCAACCATTCTTTTAGATACTCTTTGTGTATCATTGGAAAATTATCTTTTAGAAAATGAACACTTGAAGTGGTCTTACCACAATTATGGCATTTATAAATGAAAGATTGGTCTTTAAGAAAATGATATCCACGTGATTTATACTGATTTTTTTGTGAATCACCACAATAAGGACATCGATGATTTAACGTGTTTTCGTTAATCCATTTTGCCATGTCTAAATTTGACATGACCATAGACAAATATTTCTTTTCCAACCATAGCATTACTACTATGATACTACGATTTGACTACTTTTTCAAGTCGTTTTTACGAATATTTTTGACTTGGTCTTTTGGTACTTGTATGACGTATCTGTTTTCTACAACTTTTGGTTTATCTTCTTCTGCTTTACGTGCAATTAATCCTGCTGACGATACAAGTAATAGGACAGCCAGCGGGTCAAATACAAAAATTAGCGCATAAATTACCCACCGGACAGCGTTGTCAAGATACTTGACAGACTCTTCTTGACCATAAATTACTTCTGCAACATATTTGATTGGACCTATTTTTGAGTCTTGTTCAAGTTGTTTTCTCTGTATCGGTAGTTTTTCTTCAGTGTATTGTGTTATCAAGTCTATTGATGTATCAATGTCCTCTGCAATCTGTCGTCTCTCGTCACGTTGTTGTCGATTGATATAGTTTCTGTCTTGTGGACGACCTGTGGTGACGACCAGGTCGAGTCCTGCGAGTCTTTCCTGTAGTCTTTGTACTTTTGATTGTTCTGCTTCAATACGTGTGTCGATTATTGATAATTCAAGGTTGTTACCATCGCCTACAAGGTTTACTTCGATGTTTGCTTTTGATAGATAACCAAATATACCAAGTGATGTGATTAACATCAATACTACTACAGATGATAGTAAATAATATTTAAGATAGTTTAGTTTATCCCATAATAGATGTAAATACGCAGCCGTTACTAGTTTACCTGTTTCGAGTGCTGACATCATGACAACCGTACCTAGATATGCACCTGCAAACATAGTCGCCATACCTAAAATTGAGAAATAAGCTGCTATACCTGCGATTACTAAAGAGGTAAGTAGGGCTAGATAATTGAGAAATTTAACCATTACGATTAATTATATCTCTTTTTTAGTAATTTGTATAGTCGTTTTGTGTCAAATTCGTTCTTTCTTTTATATAACGACTTACTGCGAACTAAAGGGTGATTTGATTGTACAGCATCACCAGTAGAATTCAATGGTGCATCTTCTTTAAGATTGTCTAAATTCAAAAATTCTGATATATGGTCTGCTAAAATAATTCCAGCTTTATAGTCACTAGGATAGTGTAGACCTGCTTGTACTCTTCCGTAAGCACATATATCAGCTGCATCTCTCAATTCTTGTTTGACTTCTGGATATAAATTACCATAATGATTTGCAACTACGTATGGTTGCACGGTGTGACCTGAAGGATATGAAGGTGTTTTTGATGTTTCTGTTTTAAATCTTTTGAACTCGATATTCAAAGCATCAGCAAGTTGATAGGGTCTTGGTCTGTTGTAATGATTTTTGTAATGTTTAATAATAGGTCGACATTGGTCTTCTATCATTTCCATTGTATCTTCATTGAAATCGAAATTATTGTCTCTTAATACTTCTTTTATATAATAAGATGCATCTTCATCACAATTTATGTAATGACGTTTAGTTTCATCATCAGCACTATTGTATTCTTTTTGTATCAATTTCAATTCGTTTAATGCTTCACGTGATGAATTTTTCGGAGGTCTAGGCAACATGAAATTTTGCCAACCTTCATCAAAGATTTTTAGTTTTTCATATTTTGGTGGTTTAAGTTCCGATTGTGGAGCAAAAAGTAATTCGTCAACTTTTAGTATTTCTTCAATAAACATCTTCGGCCGTTAGTATTATTCTGTCGCTGCCAATATAACCCTCATATATGGTAATTCCATATCCTATGCTGATTTCTTTTATATTTGTGACTTCAGTTTTTGCAGGATAAACTTTGATTTCTTCTTGTTCATCAAAGTTTTGTTTGATTTGTGTTCTTAGATAATAATTTTCTTGATTCGTAATTCTACCAACACTTTGACTCTCAGATAACATTTCTGCATTAAATAAATCATTCTCTTTTAAATATCTATAAAACTCTTCAAATAATTGGTCTACTTGATTACTTGGTAAATTAGTCTCTTCTTTGAGAAGTAACAATGCAACTGCATATGAGGCGAAGGCAGATTTACCAAATGGTACTTTTTCTATGATTTTTTTAAGATTGAATACTAATCTATGAAGTGGTGTAAGTGAATTTTTTTCGTCTTTAGTTTTAGGATTATTTGGCAGTTTGACTGCTGGGTTATTTGGGTCAGGCAATGTTTTGATTCTGTTTCCACGGTCATCTATAAAACCAAACTTATATGCTTGTGTTTTTTTAAACGGTGTAGTTAGCATCTTTAAGATACGAAATACGATTAAACTATCTATTACTCTTCCGACCATAGTAACTATTTATGTTTTCAAAACTACATATCTCTGAGTCTTTCAGCTAATTTCATATCTACTGAAATATCAGGAAACCATGTATCATCGATATACTCTAGATAAAGTAACATGGTTTTTATGGAACTCCAATGTTCTTTTTCGCTAATTTTGAAATTTAACATTCTCATGCATGGTTCAAAACCAAAAACATTGAGTAAACATATAATATGATTTAACATGAGACGTTCTCTCATCTCACCAAGGTCATGGTATCGATGTAAGAGACGTTTTAGATATCTGAATCTGCGTAAGTCCTCATTAAAGTCTTCGATGTCTTCACACTGAGGGTCATCGTAATGTTTCATCGCATACGCTGAAAAGTTTTTTGCTGTGATTTTGTCAAAAAGACCCATAATATAACTTAAAATTGTTTACACCATTATATAGGTGCATACAACTATCTAACTTTTTTGCCTTTCTTTTTAGCTACTTGTTTTAAATCTTTAGACCAATTGAATCTTTTTCTCATTTTACTTTTTGCCTTTTTGAGAAACTTCATGGCCATTTGTTTTGCTTTGTCTATAACACCTTCTGATATAAGGTCGTCTTCTAGTGCTGAAGAAACTATCCATTCTACTGCATCTGAGTGTTCATCATATTCGTCTGTAGAATCGCCATTTGAATTACGAGAATATGCTTCAATGTAATCAGGTTCATCTTCGTCACCATTAGTATGGTAATAACCAATCTCTTTACCTTTGTAATTTACATCGAATGTATATTCCATAGCCATTCTATCTTCATATGATTTAACTACATCAACCGTTAAACCAAAAACACGAACTTTTTCCTCAGATAAATTGGAAATAAGTTCGTGTCTAATATCTTCTAGTAATTTTCTTGTTGTCATCATACTAGTGAGCCGTAGACTTTAAAACTACCTGTTTCTAATTTTTCGTATCTAACTTTTAAGTCGTAAGTCTTTTCTTCTTTGTCTAATTCATCTATAGGTGTATCTACGGATTTACCAATGATTTCACCGTATCTGCTGAAAGATAAATCTAATTCACCAGAATCGGCAAAATCTTCTTGTTGTAATTCACCCATATCGCCAACAGATTTAATTTTTGCTAAACCCATTTGACTTAATTTAGATTCGATTTGTCCCAGAGCTGCATGTGGATTCATAAACTCTGATACTGCAACATGACCAAGAACTGCATTGACAGCATTCTTGACGTTTGCATCATCTAAATCATATGGAACTTTCATAGATGAAAGACCTGCATTTCCAGCAACTACGTGATTTAGATGATTTTCCTCTAAAAATTCTTTAAAACTCTTCATAATGTTTTCCTAAATTTAATTACGCAACACTAATATCAGCGTAAGTACCTGTTCCAGCACCACCTAATCTATCACCAACAGCAAATACTTTGTCTGATGCAGTAGATGTTCCGTTATCTACAATTGTTCCACTGATTGTTTGTGCGCCGATTGATAAATTTTCTGTTTGTGAAGGTACGGTAAATGTGAACTCTGCGCTGTTAACACCTGTCTGAGCAGCTGCAGTTGCAGTAATACTTCCTGATACTGAACCTGTTACAACTAATGTTGCACCATTAGTTACGTCAACGTTCTCGTTGTAGTTGACTATAACAGCACCTGTATCGGCTTGGTTATATGATGCAGCTTTAAAGTATACGCCTACTATATCTGCGTTACCTAATGCAGTTGAAAGGTTTGTTTGTGAACCAACTGCAACAAGAACTTCTTCTAAGTTTCTTGAACCAACTGATTTCTTTAAAACCCAACCTTCGGGTTTACCCACACAATTATTTTTATCTTCTTGTTTTAGGTATTTTGGTCTTGATTCGTCTGAATCTGTTACTCCCCATAATGCCATGATTTTTCTCCCTAATTAAGCAACCTTCATTTTTGCGATTGCGTTAAAAACTTTTTTAAAGTTTTTAGTATCTTTTTGTAATAAACGAAGGTATTTATCCCTTATTGGTGCTCTTACCTTCATTAAAATGTCGTGAACTTTGACTGCATCGTCTTTTTTCACTTTAATTTTCTTCATATCGTCTGTTCTGACTTCACCGTCTTTAGAACCATCTTTGAATTTACGTAACTGAACTAACATATTAGCATCTGGTCTATTTTGTACACCTTTTGCAACTGATGCCAAGGCATCTTTAGCTCTCATGAAGACTTCATCTTCACCCGCTTCAGCATATTTACCACCTGCCATAGTAGAAATCTTTTCGATTTTCTTCTTTAAGTCTGCTTCATTCTTTGCTTGTGCTACAGCACGTGCAATCTTTTTATTACCAGCATCTGACATCATGCCAAAATCAGAAATCTTCTCCATAATCTTATTGATTTTGAGAGTTTCTTTTTTGACATAACCTAGTTTCTTCAGTTTTTCTTTGAAGATTTTATATCTTGCATCTGCTGTTAAGACTTTATCCATTACTTTAAGCCTTTAGTCAACATCTTGTCAATCTGTGGTGTTGACATATCTTTTTCTGTTGGGTCTCCGTATGATGATTTACCTATGACTATTCTTAAAAAGTCATTGACTGCCTTCTTTCCGCCTTTAACTCTAACATGTTTGCCCATCATTGATGATTTAAGACCAAATCTTTTTGCTTGTTTGTTAATTTCTAGTGCATGTTTATTTTGGTCAGCAGGTTTTGATATTCTGTTTTTAGGGTCTACGGTAATGTTTGCAACTTCTTCGTCTAACTGAGGTGCATATTTTTCACCATCTTCCCACATTGCTCTGTAGGCATCTTCAACTCTCATTTGTGATGGTGTCTTTGCTTTCTGTCTGAAGTCTCTCATATCTTTTGGTAATCTTTCGTCTTCAAATCCTTTGTGTGGGTGTTGAGAGAATCCTAATGCTTTAAATTTATGTTTTGGCGCCTTGTCTACATTCTGCATGTCTGACTCTGACATTGATTCTTTTTCTCTTGCCTGTTTTGCTTTCAACTTTTCCATATCTTGAGTATGTTTAAGATTGAGTTTTGCTTTTGCTTCTGCATCTTCTACATGAATGTAATTTGGTTTCAGCATATCTTTTGCTTTCTTTCTATCATGATATTTTAATACATGTTTTTTACCCTTGTCATCTTTGACAAGATAACCTGTATTAGTCTTCTGTAAGATTTTACCAAATTGTTTGTTACCTTTAGAGTCATAGAAATCTAACTCTAAACCAACTTTAGCACTTTTAGAAGTTTCAGTACCCATGCCATACTTTGCAAGTTTTCTGTAGTTTTCATTTAGGTCTTCATGAATCACTTCTTCGTTAGCATATCTCAATGCGTTCTGGACTTCTTTTGATTTTAGAACTTTATCGCCGTAGAACTTTTTGATTTCTTTACGTGCTATGCTATCTGCACCACCTAAATCAAGTGCAACTTCTACTGCTTTACGGATTTCAGCATCTTTGACTTTGTTTCTTCTAAAGTATGTTGATATTTCTCTACCAGTAAGTTTTTGTTTTCCATAAGGTCCAAGGGGATTGACCTTACCATCTTTGTCTAAAACCTTTTTTGCTTCGGAAAATAAGTTCATTACATTTTACCTGAGTTTTTCTTCAAGAACATATCGATTTCTTTTTTCTTTGCCTTGAATTCTTTTGAACCATGTTTGTGCTTCATCATATCATTCATCATGTCGATGAACTTCTTGCTTGTAGGTGAAAGTGATTCTGTTACTTCAAAAAATACTGACTCTTCAACTTCTTTTTCGTCTTCGTCTTCGTCTTTCTCTTTTTCTTTGATGTCTTTCTTAGATTTATCTTTCTCTAGTTCTTCAACTTCTTTGACTTGGTATTTTTTACCAGCGACTACGAATTCGCCTTCGCCTTTTTCTTTTGCAGCTGCCAATGCTTTAGTAAAGGCGTTGCCTTCATCTTTCATTGCTTTTGCAATTGCATCTCTACGTTTTCCTAGATATTCGTCTGAACTATCTACATCGCCATCGTTATCTACGTCTGCATCTCTCTTACCCACAGGGTCGAGTTTTTTGCCTTCTAGAATTGCACGTGAATCGTTTAAAAGTTTTTTGCTTATTTCGTCTATCATTGTTTTAGTTCCCCTTTTTCGAAGTAATCAAACATTTTTCGTTTACCTTCTTCGTTAAGTCTTAAAGATTTAGCAAGTCGTCCTAACATGTTTCTTTCTGCTAATTTTTCTATTGAAACATCTTCTTCTACTTCTTCCATTGCAGGCAACTCGCCCATTTTTTTAGCCATTCTTTCAAACCCTTTAGGATTTTGTTTCTGCATTTGTTTTAGAACTTTAGGACTTGTCATGTTCAACAAGTTAGCAAGACCCATGGTTGCTTTTTTATCTGTTATTTTAAACAACTTCTTAATTGCTTCTTCACTTTCGATGAGTTCTTGATTATTTACAAGTTCTTCATCTATTGTATCTTCGTTAAATTCATTACATAAAAGTTGTTCGATTTCCTCATCGACTGAAGATTTAGATATAGATGTTTCTTCAACAATATTTTGTTGTTCAACTATCTTACCACGAACTCTTTGTAAACTTTCTTGCCAAGTTTCTTGTTGTTTTGCCATAATAGTTATTTATATTTCTTTAATTCTCAGAATTAAGTTATTCTCACCTTTAATAAGTCTATGATAACTCATTTTTGCGATGTAATACTCTTTTCCTATTTTTAATTCTGTTGGTAACTTGTCATCCATTTGAAGTTTCCAACCTTTTCCATTTAGAACATGTATATTTCTATTTTCTAAATCTCTATGCCAAACTAATTCTGATTCTTTTAAATTTTCGTCAAAAGTTCTAATCAAATATTTTTGACCTGTGCCTTCTTGTTCGAAAGGTTCATCTATGTAAGGTTTAGACATTTCCTGATACTAATACAATTTTACAAATGTGTTCTAATCTTTCAATATGTTCGAATGTTTGCCAAGGTGTTTTTCCAACTGCGACTACACCATGTCCATCGATACCTACTATATCATATTTAGTATTACCATCTGAATCTAATCCCATTGCTTTATGTGTCTTATCTGCAAGTTCTTTACTGATAGGTGGTACCATACCAACATTTGGACCTACGTTTGTGTATCTTGATAGTTCAGGAAACTTTTCGCATAATGTTGATAATTCTATACCTCTATGCATAGCTGCTACGGTATAGGTTGGATGTAAATGCACTACACATCTAACACCTGTTGTTACCCTTTTCATCAATCCGTAATGTAGTGGTAGTTCTCCACTAGGTTTCATTCCTATACTTTCTTGAGTATAGTCCATTGGCAATCCTGATACGACATCAATTTTTTTGTAATGTGTGTATTGTAAATTTTGTTTTCTCACACCTGACGGAGTGATATAGAAGTGGCCATCTTTTTTATGTCTAATTGAAGCGTTGCCGTCTCTTGTTGAAATTAGACCAAGGTTGTATGAGTGTTTTAACACTTCGCACATTGTTTCTAACATAATTTTTTACCAGAAGAACGAACCGCCGCCTGATAACCCTAGTTGTTTTGCATAGTAAGGAAGTCTACATGACCAATATCCTGCTGAGGTTTTATCATTAGCAGTATCGCAATTATGACGTGCAACATAAGATGCTCTAGCACTTTTGTCCGAGAATTTCACTGAGAGACCTGTTGTATCTCCAAATGTGACTTTCTTAACTTTATCGCCGTCTTTTACATAAACATAAAACTTTTTAGGTCCGCCTCTCATAGGTTTATTTAAAGGTTTATCTTCGTCTTCTGTAATCGCCATCATTGGACAATCCAAAGGAACCAATTCGCCTTCATATATTTCATACTGACCTAAATCAGTTTCTATTATGTTTTTGTCTATTTCAGTAAGTCTATACTTACCTTCTTCAATTCTTTTTCTAACTTCTTTGATTACCTCAAAGTACATGAAAGAACCCAATCTAAAAGGATTGTCTAAAACATTTGTTTTTGTTTCTTGCAATTCGTCTAAGACATTATCAATTGCAACTTCTCTGAACGTTTTCATAAAGTTTTCCTAGTTGGTCTATCTCCTTCATTTTTTTATCTAATCTTTCCATATTTTGTTGTCTGGTGTTGGTATTTATGTAGTCAAAATCTATTAATGTCATCTTATCACCATCGACAATGATATTATCCAGATTCCAGTCTCCGTGATATATGGGTTGCCATTTGTTCATGTTATCTATACAAAAATCATAAACTCTTTGTGCAAGTTCTGGAGTTTTTGGTAGAGAATATGCCATCACACCAGGTACTCTTTTGACATCCATATAAAACCATTCATCTTCTTTTAGTTGAGGTGGTTTATTGAACACACGGTCATCTCTTGTATGTCTAACAGGCATTTCATACTTTAAATCGGGACAATCTCTTTCTATTATTGTTGTACCAGTTTCAATTATGTGATTTGGAAAAACTTGATTTGTAAGTTCTATTATTTTATCAATTCTTCGTTTTCTAATACATCTACTATTGTATATCTTTCGAAAAAAATCACCATGGTCATAACAAAGACGAGATATTAACATCTCGTTTGAATCTCTTAGTTTATGAAATGCTCTTTTTTTTAAATCAACCACGAACTTTTGCTGCTAAATCTTTATCTGCACCGCCCCATGTGCCTTTTGACTTAGTTGCAAAGCTGTTCACTCTGGCATGTCCCCATTGGGTCGGGTTTGTGCCAGGTCTATGACCAGTTCTCCAAGCAGCTACACCTCTTTTGAATACTTGTTTCAATATACCAAAAGGCATGCCCGTTTTTTCTGCTTTCTTTTTGAGCGATGCATCTGCATCACCTTCTTCTAGGTCTTCTTCTGTTAGTTCTGCGATTGCTTCTTCTGTTACAACTTCTTTGACCATAAACTCTTCGTTATATGGAAAACCTTCAAGAGGATTACCAAATACTTGACTAAAATGTTTTTTAGCATTCTCTTTTTTAACTTTAGAGGCTTTCATGATATAACTATCAACCATTTGACCTGGTGTATCTTCAGAATATGCTTTTCTTATTTCGTCTGTACCGATTTCTAATGTTTCTTTTTTCATTATGCGTTCCTCACGTTACCAATAGCATCTGTATATGCAAGTGTCATTGGTAATAGTTTGTTAATAGGCATATTTATCTCTAATGCAGTCACTTTGATGCCTGGGTCTACAAGCACTGCTGATAAAAATCTATGGTGTCCATCAATAATTCTATCATCAGATGAAACTACATAAAAATTTTTCTTTGATTTCGAAAAGTCTCTTGTACCTTCTGCACCAAATTGTGCTACATTTTTGATTGACTTATCGAAATATATTTGACTTTGAATTGGTTTTAAATTACCTACTGCGACTGATTTCATTTGGACTTTGACAATATCATCTTTCAGGTCACCGTCTTTTAAACCACCTGTAATCCAATCTTTACCAATCTGAGGATTAAGACCTTGTGGAAATGGGTCATTAGGAACTTCGTTGTCTGCAAAAGGTTTATTAATGTCTATCGAACCTTTTTTCAATCTTTGTTGTAATAGTTTGATATCTCTGTTATCGATTACAGGCATATCTTTTCTCCTTGCAAAACCACCTTTTGCAAGTCTCTGAGCAATCTTGTAGTTTGCATCAAAGTTTGGCACTTCTTCTTCGAGTTTTCTGCCTTTAGAATCCATTAACTTTTCAGCATATTCTTTTGCGATATTGACTCTAGTTTTGACAATCTCCATAGTGCCTGCTTTGGCACCACCTGCTTCCATAAAGTATCTAATGTCTTCTATCAGTGTTCTCATTTCTTATCTTTCTTTGATAGATAAGCTGCAATTGCCATGTCACGTATTTTTTTATCTGATTTGCCTTTGAATTGTGGTGAATCTGACTTTCTGAAATCATCGATGTAATCACCAGCATCTGCGTTTTTGCCTAATTCTTCTTTTCTACTCTTCTTGTATTTCTTAATAGAGTCTCTTGCAGTCTTCATCATTGCTTTTTGATGTGCTTTTTGTTTGGACTTTTCTTTATCTCTCAATATATCTGCAAGTCTCTTTTCTTCTAATTCATCTCCTGATACAATCATACCTATTTGATTAATTAAAGATGTGATAACTGGTGTAGGCAACATTGATAGTTGTTGTAGTGTATCTTTAGATATGCCTTTTACGTTTTTTAATTTCTTTTTCCAAGAAGATATTGCAGTCATATCTGTTTTCTTTGCTTCTGTTATCTCGTCACCCATTTTTAAGAAGAGATGATTCTTCTGTTGTTCTTTGTCTGTAACTTTAGCACCAATGATTGAACCCAATCTTCGAATGTACGATAATCCTTTTTCTGGATTTTTCTTATACTCTATTTCTGCCTTTCTCATCCATTTTTGTGTCATTGTTTTTAATATCACTGACATTGATGCTACGAGTTTGCCTTCTTCTAAATCTTCATACTTAGGTGATTTCTTTTTAGTACCATCTGCTCTTGGTATGAGACCTTTTGCTTTTAAATGTGCTTTATCTGTAAAACCTGCCTTACCTGCTTTGTATCTCTTCATTGCATCAGCAGTATTTGGTGCATTTTCTTCTAAATCTTCTGACATTTCATCTGCATCGAGTAAATCATCTAATGCATATTTTGCCAGACCTACTTGTTTATTTGCTTTTTGTTTTAAATCTCTGTCATCAATTTTCATTCTGATAATCTTATCTTGAAGTTGGTCTAACATCTTGACTCTTTTTTCAAGATAACTTCTATCAGATGATTTGAGTTCTTCGTCTATTTGTTCTGATTGTGAAAGTTCTGACATGAGATAATCGTGACATACATCTAGATAGTCGTCTGCTTTTGTGAGTTTACTATTCCACCATGCTGGATAATCACCGTCTTCTTTAACAACTCTCTTAAGATTGTTTGCATTTCTGACAATGTTTTCTAGTGAGTTTTGTGCCATATCACCATCATAGTTTTCACCAAACATTTTTTTGAATTTCTGAGTGTGTTTAGATGGTTTAGTTTTTTTGAGTTCGCCTGTTTTTGGGTCTTTATCACCTGGCGCAGGTTTGTAAGCATTTGGATTGTCATCATCCATCTCTGCACCTTTCTTAAAGTGTGCATCTCTGGCGCTCTTCTTATCTTTATCTACGCCTGAATAGTACTTCTTAGGTTGAGTACCTTTCTTGTCATCGACATCTTTATCTTGAGCGACTCTTCTAAGTTTTTCTCTTATATTTTCAATCATAATACTATTTATGATTTTTTAGTAAGTAACTCTTGCTCTTTCCAATTTGTGGCAGTTTTATTACCTGGAAATCTAGATGACCATGATAATAATTTAGAATATAATTTTGTTGCTTTAGATTCAAGTGTTTTCAGGTCATCATCGTTATGTATTTCTACAAAATCTTTTTTAAATATTTTTTTCAATGCTTGAGCATTCTTTTGTGCTTTTTCCCAATCACCTTGCACTATATTTGCTGGTAGTTTTCTTGGTCTTGCTTCGTTTCTTTTTTGTGCATTCTCTAATGATGCATTGACAAATATCATTTTAGATTCATAACCAATCTTATCTAACATAGTTTTATATGCATTAACTTTTTTGAGGTCTGCACTAGTAGTATCAAAGATTAAACCAAGTCTTCCATCGATGTATGCATCTAAGTTTTTACCTGTAATCTTTTTTGCTTTTGCACGTATAGGGTCTACTTTACTAAAGTCTGCACCTCGTAAATCAAGTGTAAGTCCTGCTTTCTTTAATCCATTTTCAAATGCTTTATCTGTATTAACAAGTTTTAGACCAAGTGCTTTGAGTGATAATTTATCTACAACGGTTGACTTACCACTACCTGGACCACCTGAGAAGAAGACTGCTTTAAAAATACCTGGGTCATATACGCCTTCAGTAATCAAATCTTCAATCATATAATCTGGTAATGTTGATTCGATAATACCCATACCTTTTCGAACATCTTTATATAATTGTTCTATATCTCTTTTATTTCTTGAAGGTACGCCTAATGAAAAATTCTTTAAATCTCCTGTTTCAGCATATGCTCTCATTTTTGATGCAGACATTCCTGAAACATCATCAGCGTCTGGGTCACGTTCACCTGCTGATATTATATTGATTTCTTTAAACTTGTAAAAACCATGACGTGCTTTAACACCATTGTATTTGTTTAACAGATTATCAAACTCTCTGACTCTATCTGAACCAACCATCATGTTTACTTTTTCATAACCCTTTTTTTGCAATGCACTAGCAATTTCAAATACGGTTCTGACATTTGCATCAGGTACACCAACTTGTTTGCCAAAAAACTTTCTGAGATATTTTATTTTAACTTTATGAGGTAATGGATTTTTTAATTTATCGTTTGAGTGAGATGAAAATAACAATTTATCACCAGGCAATTTCTTTAGTTTGTTTACTAACAATGCATGACCTGTTGTGGGTGGATTAAATCTTCCAAATGTAAAACTTACTTCTTTCATTATTTGTCCCAATTTTTTGCTACGTTAAAATTATTTAGTGAAAACTCCATACGGTCTACTAATTTAACGGCACTGCCATCTTTGTCTACTGCAACATAACCTTCAGGATTTACAGCTTTAAATCCATTATCTGTTTTAACAAAATGACCTATGTTTTTAACTCTATTTAATCCTTTTAGTATGATTGATTTTGCTGATATCAAATTACTTTGAAATTTTGTTAAAGAAGCAATAAGAACTTTTAAACTTCTCAATTCTGATAGTGATTGTAATTTGATTTCTGTTTTTATATCTTTGTGTTTTTGTGTTTTAAGTTTTTTGATTACTTTGTTGTCCCAATATTTATCTACATATTTGATGTAATCTGGATAACTAGGATTGAATTTTCCTGCTCTGATTTTACTATTTACATAAGATTTATAAGTAGCGCCTGGTGCTTTACTCAAAAACATTCTATTGATATCATTAAACTTTTGTAAATCCACTCTTTTGATTTTTCTGAATACTTTTCCTACGTTTGATAAATTTTTACTTAATTCAACACTTTCTTTTGCCGTCATTTTAGAATTACCTGTAGCGTCTTGATAAGATGCATCACTTAACCAAACATCTTTTGAATGTCCTAGTTTAGATATATCAGCACCAAAACTAGCAGACATATCTTCTAATGTAGGTCCTGTGTAAGTCGTATGAAAAACTACTCCTAGTTTTGCAGAATCGATATCATTTGCTAATGGTGAACCGACAACAGCTGCATATTTAATTGTATTGGGTTGAAAAGTTATATAATCCAAGTCACCAATTTTTTCAGTCGTTTTGTCTGAATCTGTAAACATCAAGTCTCCTTGCAGAATACTAGAAAAACTTAATTTAGATAGATGTTTAAATGACTCTATGAATTTTGTTTCTAGGTCACCAGATAGTTCTGGTGCATCTTTGATTTCTTGTTCAGATGCATAGAATAACGGAACTTTATTGAATATGGATTTTTTACCTATGATAAATCTACCATCTTCTGGATGTGGACCTACAAATATCGCAGGTGCACCATCCCACTTAACGGTCATATTTACTCGACCTTTTGAATTACCTTTCATCATATCTCTGAGAGATTGTAAAAAGTTGATAGATGCACGACCACCATCAATACCATTATTGATAATTTCGTCTTCTAGATGTTCTAAGTGTAAATTTTTAACTGCCATATTAGTAAAAGCCTATCATAACCACAGAAAAAGTCAAGCATTTTCGAGCTTGATTTATTGCTTCTACTATTTATGTTTTATGTAATTAGATATTACTCTGGATTTCTTGAATGACCACTTTCAGACACATAATCAACAGGAACAACTGCATTATCAGTATCAGTTATACCTGCAGCTTGTAAAGATTGAATGTGTTCTAAGTCTGCAACAATAGGTTCTTTAAGAGAAGTATAATGTGATTGCATCTGAGACCTAGATTTAACTAAACTATCGTCTCCTTCTGAATCGATAAAGAATCTTTCGTTAGTAAAATCATCATAGTGTTCATAAAATGCATTTTCAGCAGCTGTACCGTTAGTGCCATCTAGAGACGGATTAGCACTTCTCCAATCTGCCCACATAGCTGCACCACCACCATTTCCATTATAAGAAATACTATCAACAACATTATCGTTTTCATCGTATAGATTAAATGTGTGGTTTAATGATAAATTATTAGAGTAGTATGCTCGCCACTTATCGCATTCAGCTATTTTTGCTTCTAAATCTGTTATTAATTCTGTTATTAACATGGAAATCTCCTAAAATCTATATGATTATTTAGTTTTTTGCAAGCGGGCGGGAATGTAATTTGTGTTCTAATTGTTGAATTTTTTTACTTAAATTTGCAACTTGCTCGTCTTTACCTTGTTTTTTCGCAAGTTTCAAATTTTTTTTATATTCTACTTTTTTTCTAATTAGTTTTAAAACTTCATCAGATTTTAAATTTTTCATTCTATATTATTTAAACACGTATCGTATGCTTCATCACCAGTCCATTGTGTTTCTGTATCAGTATTTGCACACGTCTTATAAAGTAATCCATCATAATCAACATGTTCCCAATATTGCCATGAACCATTTGATTTACGTTGATTGTCGCCCTCATATAGATATGATTGATTCATGTAAAAGTTAGGCATGTTTGTTTCAATAGTATTTATGTCATCAAAAAGATTTTGTAAATCCAAAGGATATCTTGTCTCAAATATGTTCAAAACATCATAATCAAAATATGGATTGTTTTCATTATGAAATTGAATATAGAAGTTATTGGATTTCACTCTTCTGTAATTATTTGTCTCTCTGTATTCTAGAAAATTTGAATCGTTAAATGCAATTATGTAATGTCTTTCTGCATCATCAATAGTTTTTTCCATAACTTGATACTCTAATGTTACAGAAATATTATCAAATACATTAAACATAGATGTTTGAACATTTGACACATCAAACTTACCATAAAGTTTTAAATTATCTATAGTTGGTTCATAGATTGTTCCAGACTCAATATCATAATATTGACCTGAAGAGTTGATATACATATCCATTACACGATAGATATCATGTACCAACCATTCTTCACCTTCTACAATCTCTTCTGTTATGCCACGTGTTATCGAGATGATATTGAAACTTATATCGTTAATCTCTTCGCCATTTAAAATTCTATTGAACAAGTCATAATCTAAATTAGAATATGTGCTAATGTTATATTCTTCTTCAATCGAATACATTGCTTTATATGCTATCTGCAAAAAGTCCACTAATCTCTCTGCAATTGCTTGTTTCTCTGTATCACCTGATGCTATGAAGTCGTCATAAAACGATTCTGTATCTAAACCAAACCTGTTTTCTAATTCGTTTAATGCATCTTGAACCTTTATCATAAAAGAATATGCATAATCTCTCGATTCATTACTACAAGCATTTTCTTCAGTGATACTAACATTTCGAAACATTACAGAAATCATATCCATTAAGAATGTTGTAAAAGGTGTTACATTTCCTGCATCTACTCCTTCAGCAGAAGTTTGAAAATTTCTATATGGTACAAAGTAAAGTTCATATGCTTCATTTACTACTCCTCTGGTCGAGTCAGTAGCACCGACAGGAACTTCAGCAATTCTTGGCCTTTGTAATAAACAAGACTCGTCATAATTATCAATGTGAGTAAAGTCATTACTATCAAAATAATAATATTCTCCTTGAACATCTTCATAAGCACTAGGTTCCCAATTGTCTTGTTGAAAATTATAATTCATATCAACAAAAACATTTGCACCTGAAATATAACCATCGATAACTCTCGTTGGTGCATATGTGCCTTCAGGAATAGATGTTGATGTTGAACCACCGCCGCCAGATGCAGGAGGTGTAGTTTGTATTTCTAGGGTAGCAAGTGATGTAACACTACCGCCACCGCCACATGCTGAAAGAATTAGCATAGTTGCTAGTATATAAAAATTTCTCATAATTACTCCATATTAAAACATAATCATTGGTTCGTCAATGCATTTTAATGAAATATTTTTTTCTTTCCATTGACTATCAAAAAGTCAATCATAACTTCACCAATGATTTGTATGCCTAATCTTTTTTCTACTAATCGCATTGCTTTGTCCCATGCTGAACCATCTTTGTCGTTTGGTGCAAATGCTAAAACTTGTTCCATTCGATTAAATTCCACTTCAACTGGTATTTTAGATGCGATATGTTCGCCTATAAATCCATTCTTTATCATATTAAAAATCTCCGTCTGCTACTTGAATTACGTTAACTCCTCTGTTTCTCCACATTTCGACAACTTTATTTCTATCATCGAAAACCATGTCAATTTTGCCACCAAATTCTTCGAACTTGTCTGCAAGTTCAGATTTGAATTCTGCATCACATCTGAAATCGCCATCTGGTCTTAAGAATAATCCTTTGTGCCCATCGCCAATCCAATCAGCAATTTGTTGTTCTGTAATCTCTCTTTCTGATTCGTTTCTTGCACTGAAGAAGGCAACATCATCACCTTGAGCAATGAATCTTTTTGCAATGTCGCAAACCCATTGAACAGGTTTATCGTCTGCTGTTGCTAATCTAAATGCTTTCCAATCTTTGTTCTCACCATTTACAAGGTGTCTTCTATGTTCAACATCAGCGATAGTGCCGTCAACATCAAATATTATTACTTTCTTAATCATGGTTATATCCTATCAAAAAAGTAGGGTCGTTGTCAAGGGTTTTGACTAAGAAGTTTTAATTGCCGTTGACTCGACCCTTTCTAAACCCCTCAGGTATCAAATCATCTTTTTTGATTTTTAAGTTGTTAGTACCATTTGTTATCCACATGGTACCAAATTGTGAATTGCCTTTGCCTTTTTGATGTTTTGAATTCTTAAGACCGATATGTTTTTTAGTTTCTTCAGTGTGGGATTTACCAAAGAATGTTCCTTTTGGATATAACTCTTGAATTTTTTTGTTACCTTTAATAGAATCTTCTTTTGTAAATTTATGAAGTATACCTTCTTTATGCAAACGAAGAGCGCTCTTTCGCATCTTATCACGATACTCTTCAGTCAACATGTAAGACCTGTCAAGAGTCTTATTTACTGCTGACCAACCACCAGTACCACCTTCTTTTAAATTCAGACATTTAGGGTCTGTAAACCATAAGTCTCCGATTAGTTCACGTTCTGCATTGTTTAATTCTTCTTCAGATTTATAGAAATCTAAAATTTCAAAATCAAAAGGGTCTGTTTTGATTCTCTCCTTTAATTTTTTTCCACTTCCAGTATAACCATCTTCTATATTATCAGTGATATGTTGACCGAGATAGTAATCATCATTCTCAAATAAAATTTTATAGGTATAATAATACATACTCATATTTATATTAGTTCGATACTCAAGACTCGAACTATCTACCGACTTCACCTAGAAACTTTTCTTTACATTCTTCCCATGATAAGAAACAAAGTTCGTCATAGAATAAAGTTTCATTTAGATTTATTCTGTCATTGTTGATAAGATTATTGATACGTTTTCTGGCATATTTTTCTTTCCAGAGTTCCGATAATGCTTCTGTACTTGTATCAATTGACTTAACAAGTTGATTCTCTTCTATCTCACCTCGTAAGAATTCACGTGAATTATCATAGAGTGATGACCAATAGATACCTCTTTGATGGTCTGACTTGATAATATCTTTAGGTATATCAAGTCTAGAATACATAAATTGTCTCATACGATTACGATGGTCTCTCTTAAGAGTTTGACCATTTTCTCTTTTTGCAACATAGAGTAAGAAGTATCTGTCGTTGTAATGTTTTTCAGCATACTTCAACATTTCTTTTTCAGTGTCTTTGGTCAATTCATATGATAGAGAACCTTTACTATAACCCATTTTCTTCCAATGTTTCAGTCTATCGTATTGTGATAGACCACCTGTTTTTGCTTTACCATACAAAGATGTTGTTGTTACTGAGACGAGAGTATCGCCATAATTTTCTTTCCATTGACGTTGAACATCATCGGATAAACATAGAAGTGCCAATAGTTTTCCACCTGTATAATTGAAACCAAGTGGCTGAAGGGGAACAATCGTTGAACCGATGGCACTATTATTGAGTTTACCACTATTAGTTTTGTATTCTCTTTCCCAACCAATATGGTCGTCTCTAGGTGTTAAATCAATGAAGTCACCTGTAATACAAATGACACCTAGATATTTGCCTGTCGCTTTATCTCTTATAAGATAATGTAGATTACGACCAATGTTTGAACTATTTTTCATAGTTGATGTCATTGTTCTAACACAATTCCATTTTTCTGTTAGAGTACCTGCTGATTGATTGTCTTTGATACTATCGGTGTATACAAGTTCAGGTTGTAACTTTTCAAAATCCATTGGGTCTTCTGGAAACCAAATGTTGTTCTTTGATTCGTTAATTAATTTTTCATGTTCAGGATTTACAAGTTGCTGTTCTACGCCGAACAATGTAGATGTCTCTTGAGTTGGATATTTCATTTGAATTTCTAACCACTTCTGATAAAGAGTATACTCTTCAACACCCATTTGTGAAACATAAGATAAATCGTCTATAATTTTTTGACGAAGTTCATCTTTTTCAAGTACGTCTTTTTCTACAAAATTTTCTTGATAACTATCGTATTGTTTTTGTACAAATGCTTCCATAATTATACTTTAAAGTCGTTAAATCTATTTGCTCTATCCATAACAGGTGTATCTTCATTGGTATCAACACTATCAATAAGTTCTTCCTGTGCTTCTTGTTCAACGTCATAGAACTTCATTCTACTTCTGTCGACACCGATAACAAATCGTTTGAAGATTGTAGGGTCATTATATCGATTCTTTAATTGTTTTACAACCATTTGGTCTAGGTCTTCGAGTTCTTCACTTGTAATCAATGCAAACATTAAGTCAGCAGTTGCAGGCAAACCAAAGGATTCGGAAGTATCTTCGAGACCAATATCTGTTGAACCATAACCACTTCTTGTAGTTTGTGTTGCACTGACAATAGGCACATCAAACTCAACTGCAAGACCACGAAGTTCTTCTGCAATACTTTTTACAAGTGTGTAAGAGTTTGCACCAGCACCAGGTCGAATACGATACGATGCACAAATGTTTAGATAATCAATAAAGATAATATCTGGTTGAAAATCTTTCTTGATATCGAGTTCTTGTAATAGATGTCTGAAATGACCAACATGAGCAGATGCAGTTGGATATTCTTTGACAATCAGTTTACCATTTGTTTTGTTTTTCAATCTATCAATCTTTGTTGAGAATTGTTTCTTTGATAATTCTGGTATATCTTTAATTGGAATGTTCAAAGTATTTGCATCAATTCTTTCTGCAATCTTTTCTTCTGACATTTCCATTGTGAGATACAAAACATTTTTACCCATGAGTAAACAAGACGATGCTTGGTGACACATGAACATAGATTTACCAACACCTGTACCTGCAAGACAAATGTTCAATGTTTTGTTTGGAAGACCACCTTTCGTAATCTTGTTAAAGTATTCTAAATCAAAAGGAATCTTTTCTTCTTCTTTGTTATAAAAGTCAAATCTTTCATCTGCATCTTCAATAACATCGTGACCGATGTGAGTATCAAATGATACAGAGAGAGCATCTTTGAGTAATTCTGGTATCTCACCTGTTGACCTCTGAGACTTCTTATCAATGACATCAATAGATGACATAACTGCTAGATAGATTGCTCTATCTTTGCACCATTGTTCTGTCTCATTAACTACCCATTCAAAAGGTGACTCATCGGTATCGGCACTTAATTTCTCCAATAGTTGTTGAGATTCACCAATCGTTTTGTCATTGACATTGATTGATTTATCTAGATTTATGAGAAGTGCTTCAACGGTTGGATTTTTAGTATAAGTATCGAAATACTCTTTAACTAAATTAAAGAGTAATTGTTCCGATGAGTCGGTGAAATATTCTGATTTGAGAAAAGGTATTACTTTACGTGTATACTCTTCAGACTGAATCAGATTCTTCAGTATCGTCTGTTCTATTCTTGTTTCCATATTTAAAATAACTATTCACTACTAATTCTAATCTTTCCATTACTTCTTCTGTAAAGTATTTTTCAGGATTATTATTAATTGTTTTACCAAATTCTGTTTTACCATTTGGTAGTTCAACTCTTGTTGATGACTTTTTAAAGACACCAGATGAGAGAGCTAAATCTAATAGACCATAATATCTATCTAGACCTTTGTCATAGGTTAGTCTTACATCAACCATTCTGTTTTCAACGGTAAGTCTGCTCTTAGCATTCTTACAATGAATGATGTTACCAATAACTTCTGTACCTTCTTTCTCTTTTTTCTTTGAGAGATAGATGATTGAAGAAGCTGCATATTTAAGTCCTGAACCACCACCCATTTCTTTTTGTGGGAACATTGAACCGATTACATCGTAAGTATGATTAGTTACAATCATAGGAACTTTTGCACGACCAAGTTTTAGTGTCAATACTCTAAATGCACCTTTGACTATCTGAGCTCGAGTCATATCTCTTGTCTCTTTACCTGCTGCTGTGTCTTCAATCTCTTTAGTAGTTGATAACATACCAAGAGAATCTAAACAAAACATCATTGGAGGTCTTTCTGACTCGTCTGTTTCTAGATATTTGTCAAGAATACTGATTGCCTGTTGTCTGAATTCTTGAACGGTAACTACAGGCACAATTACCACTCTGTTTGAATCGATTCCTCTTTCTTCTATCATTTCTTTTGTGATAGCAGATTCAGATTCGAAGTAGATAACAGCTGCATCTTTGTTGTCTTCTAAGAATTGTTTACACATTCCTAAGGCAAAATATGTTTTACCTGTAGCAGACTCACCTGCAATTGCTGTTATTTTGTTTTTAGGAAGTCCACCGTATAGTGAACCTGATAATAAGGCATTGAAAATGTAAGAACCACTATCTACAAATGAATCTACATCGCCAGCTGCCACACCATCGGAAACAATATTTGCATATTCATTACCCGATGCTTTGACTAAGTCTTTTATAAATGACATAATTCACACCTCTCATAATTTTTATACAACTAGTATAACACTAGTTATATTATTCTTCAAGTGACTTTTTGAGGTCACATAATCTATCTGTCTTCACATGCTCTTTCATCATTTCGAGAAGCATTTTAAGTTGGGTTTCCATATGAATAATGAAACCAAACACAATAACAAATAAACCAAGATAGATACAATCTAATAACGAAACTATCATACGCTAAGTTCTCCTTGTATCTCGATTAATCCCTTTTCTTGAAGGATTTTTCTATTTTCTAAATGATTCTTTTCTATATCTTCTTTTGACTGACCATCATAAACAACTGCCATATTTTCTTCAATCATTTGTGCATTTACACAATATTTCGTTTCATAAGATGGATGACCAACATTATCCCAACAATATAAATCTCCTAAAATTCTACCAAATTTGCCTTTGTCATGTGATATCAGTGTTACTTGTTCTGCATTTGATAACATTTCTTTTAAATGTTTTTTGGATAATTTACCGAATTGTTTTTCTACTAAGTCTCTTGTTCGACTTTCAGGTGTATCGATACCTTTCATCCTCACTCTTTGTTTTTTATACATCATACCGAAACCTAAATCGATATCTACATCTACCGTGTCGCCGTCTACTACTTTAACTATTTTTACTTTATATTCATACATGATTAGATTCCATTTTCAGGATATAGTTGGTTATGTTTTCTATGTTTCATTTTTTCTTCCCAATTTTCAACTGCTCTTTTGATACCTTCTTCTGCTAGAACAGAACAATGTAATTTGATTGGTGGTAATTCAAGTGCTTCTGCAATCTCTTTATCTTTTATTTGTTTTGCTTCATCAATTGTTTTGCCTTTAAGCATTTCAACGAACATTGTTGATGATGCTATAGCACTTCCACAACCATAAGTTTTAAATTTAACGTCTTCAATTACATCTGTATCAGGATTAAGTTTGATATCTAGTTTCATTACATCACCACATGCTGGTGCACCAACTAATCCTGTTGCTACGTTTGGGTCTTTTGGGTCAAATCGGCCTACGCCATGAGATTTAGGATTTTTTAAAACGTCTTCAAATCTATCAACCACTTTTTTACTATATGCCATGCTTCTATTTATCCAAAGAAAGAATCAAGCGATGCGACTGGTTCAACATTCCAGTTAATAAGTTGAACAATATTCTTTAATGGTTCAACAAATGATTTATCGAACTGCATATCATAATCTATGAATCTATGTAAATCAAATTCTCTTGGTAAACTTGTAGTAAATGAAATCACATTCTCATTGATTGGATTCGGCAATGTAAGATATGTGAAATGAACTTTTTCGCCATTTTTAATTGTTTCGTATCTCATATCTAAATTTCTTTTATTTAATAGATTATTATATAGAAGAGAACCTCTGACATGAATTGGTGTCCCTTTAGCATAGATATTTGTACTATCTTGATATTGTATTAACCCTTTACAACCTCTAGGAAAAGCAACTTCTTCTGGAGTTAATGTTCTAAATTCTTTTCTTGTTGTTTCAACAAACTCCCATAAATCTTGTTCTGATTTATTCATAACCACATTTAATGCTTCTTCTAGTTTGTTACGCACCCATTGAGGCGTTGATGACTTTGCAGTTTCGATGCCCATCATTTTTAGTTTAGGTTCTCTGAGTCTGACTCCTTCGTTGTCATGTACATTCAGAATGTATCTTTTCTTTGCAGTCCAAATACCTCTGTCTGCAATGACTTCTCTACCCATTTCCATTTTCTGTTGAAATGCATTAGTATATTCTGCAAGGTCTTTGAAACCATCTGCAAGAGCTTCTTCGATTTTAGATTCTGCTTTTGATAAGAAGTCTATAATTTTTGTTTTTGGTGTATCTTCAGGAAATACTTTTTGTACAAATTTATCCATTGAAAGATAAATTGAATCAGTGTCCATTGCAATGACATAATCTTCGTTCTCTGTTTTGAGAAGTTCGTTTAAATATGTGTTTGCAGTTTTCTCAGCCCATTTAATAATTAACTGACCTGACATTGTAATTGCTTCGGCAAGGTCAATACTAAAGAATGCAAAGTACTGGTTTGCCATGGCACCATAAGCAGAATTCAATGCAATCTTACGAACCTGTTGATTGTTGTATGCACGTTTGATAAGTGTATCGAGTTCTCTCTTACGTTTCACATCTTGCGTTGTTTGTCTCTCACTTTGATACTCAAGCATTTTTTTCTTCCATTCTTTTCTTTCTTCATAGAAAGTTTCCATGAGTTCAGGAAACATGCCTTGTTTTTCACGTGAAAATAAAACACCATTTGGTGCAACAGCAGTATTTGTTTGTTTGCAGTATGATAAATCACATTTCTTATCAAGAAGTCTATCAATGTTGACATCTTGACGATTGCCTTTAACAAGTTTCTCAGGCGAAATATTATACTGCATAATGATATGTGGATATAGAGAGTTTAAGTCAAACGACATAACCCAATTATGACCACCGACAAGTGGTTCTTTTACATATGCGCCAACAATTGGTTTGTTCTTGTCATTACCTGTCTTGAGTCTTTGTGGTGGTGTTTGTATACCTTGTTCTTTTAAGAAATTATAGATGATAGTTTCCCAATATTTCACCATGCCAAATGTATCTGAGTAGTTACACTTTGCAGTATAAGCTTGAGACATCACCAACTCCATGAATCCTAGTTTGTTGTCGAGTTCTTCAACAAGAACAACATCACGAACATTGTATTCTAGGAACTTTGCATAGTCTTGTTTATATAATGTGTGTAGTGAACCATACTCTGAGTAATCAAGTTTACCTTTTCCTAGTTCTACGTGAGCAATATGGTCTAGTTTATATGATTCTTGATTGATAAATGTTTTCTTACGATACATTTCAAGATAGTCGATGATATTAACACCAAGTAAATCAAATACTTGTTGTTTCTGATATCCCATTGTAGTGAATTCACGAACATTAGATTGACCCCATGGTGATAACTTTTTATGTTCATCTTCACCCATGAGTCTGTCGATACGATTACAAAGATAGGTAATATCGAATGAGTTTACATTCCAACCTGTAACGATGTCAAACCATTCTGTTCTCCAGTATTTTATAAACTTTTGTAATAAATCGAATTCGTTTTTACAATTGTGATACGTTAAATTTTGATTGTGATTCCATTCTCCAATGCCAAAAACTTGTGGTTCTTTTCTGAATGGTTTGATTGTGATTGCATTAACTTTTTCAGATGCAAGCATTGGTTCTGGAAAACCATCTTCACACTCACACTCGATGTCAAGTGTAGCAATTTTTACTTTGTTGAAGTCCCATTGAATGTCACCTTGAAACTTGTCTGAGATATATGTGTAGACATATCTGTCGTAACCATGAATCTCAAAGCCTTCAACACCTTCATATTTCTCACGGAACTTTCTTGCACCGCCCATTGAGTTGAGTTCGACAACTTCAAGTGGTCGACCATCAAGCGATTTATAAGGAGTTTGACCTCGTTTTGAAAGAATAAAATGTTTAGGTCTATAAGCTACAGCAATCTTTTTCTTTATATTGCCTTGATAACCTTGAACTAGAATCTTGTCACGACTGCGACAAACGTTTGTATAAAAATCCATGTAGTTATTATACTACAAAGACTATTCGTTGAGAAGGGACTTATCGGTATAATCTGAAAAATGTTTTGCAACCATATCTTTAATATCTTGATAATGTGCAATTTGTTCTAATTCTTTTTCAATTGTTTCTATATGGTCTGAATGTTCTCCAACACCTACTGAGTTTTTACATTGAACTAAAACATTTGTTTTATGCTTTGCTATATGTCCGTCTGCATGTGCAACAACTGATTTTAAAATATCGCCTGTCATGTCTTTCATCATTTTTATCCTTTTGCTACTTGGCCTCTGACATTATTTCCTGTTTGATTTTTGAAATTTGTCTCGAGTTGAGGTCTTGGTTCGAAGATAGTTTGAACACTATCTTTTGCTATTATAAATTCATATTCTTTTGCATAAGGAATCCATGGTGCAAAGTTAACTTCCATTTTACCGCCTTCTGCAATAGTTAAAACTATTTGAGGTTCAACTATGTGAAC